GGATCTCGGGGTCGGCGCCGAGATTGCCGACCAATATCATCTTGTTGACCGAACCGCTCATCGCCCGCAACCTCCCTTGCTGTACCGTCTTGTCCTGAACACAAGGCCCTGCCCGCGATCGACTTTCCGCCCGTCGATCTTCGGCGCCCAGGCGACCGGCGCCGTCCCGCTCGCCGGCCGGTGGCGGCATCCGACATCGGTGCGCGTCTCGCAGCGCCAGCATGGATCACGATCGACATATTGGCCCTCGGGCGGCACGCCCCGGTAGCCGTTGCCGGCATAGCCCTTGAGCGTCGACGAAGGCCCGCGCAGCTCCTGCGGTCGCATCGCCCGGTGCATGTCCATCGCCGCGGTCCGCGCGCCGGTCGCGACGATCTCGACCTCGCGCCCGCTGGCGTGGCGTGTCACCCTGATCAGCCCGAGAAAGACCAGCTCGCCGACGACGGCCCCGGTATAGGCTGCTCCGCTGACGTTCATCGCGTCGGCCAGTTCGTGATTGGTCGGGCACCGCCGCCCGGCCAACGCCGCCTGCTCGATCAGCCCGAAGACGATCCGCTGCCGCACCGACAGCTTCGGCGTCACCGCCCGCACCGCCCGCGCCGGAGGAACGAACGCGATCGTCACGCGGCGCCCCCGGCCTCGATCCCGAACAGCTCCGGCTCGGGCTCGCCGAGATCCTGGAGGTTGCGCACCGCCTGCCTGTAATAGCTGGGCTTGAGTTCGATCCCGATACCCTTGCGCCCCATCCGCGCCGCGCACCACACCTCGCTGCCGATCCCCAGGAACGGCGTCAGCACGCTGTCGCCGGGGTTGCTCCACAGGTCGATGCACCGCTCGATCACGTCGAGCTGCAGCGGGCTGATATGCTGCTCGTCCTTGGCGTCGCGCGCCGATCGATATTGCAGCGTCCGGCTCTGGTTGATGTCCATCCAGACCGGGCTGGCATAGCGCTGCCAGACCTCGATCGAATACCAGTTCCGCCCGTCGGTCGCGTGCGTATATTTCGCCCGGTCCGGCTCGGGGCCCGCGCCGATATAGCGATCGAAGCACCCCGCCACCGGCTCGGCATTGTCGCCCGGCTTGCGAAAGGTGACGACATAGTCGGCGAGCCCCTGCCCGCTCAGCGCCGAATCCTTGACGACCTGCTTGTGGAGCAGCCGGATCGACTTGGTCCGCTGCTGCGCCACGACCGGGTCTTTCCAGATGCACACCTCGCTGTGCAGGATCCAACCCGCCGCCTGCCAGGCGCGGATCACCTCGCCGCGGAAATCGCGCATCCCGATCGCCCCGTCGCGCCGCTTCGACGTCGGCAGCTGCATGACATGCACCGAATGCAGCCGCCCCGGCCTGGTCAGTCGGAACACCTCGGCGATGATGAATCCATAATGCGCCCAGAACGCCGCGCCCTCATTGTTCGAGACGTCGCGGTCGCTGTTGCTGAACTTGTACAGCCCTTCGAACGGCGGCGAGTGGATGCCATAGCCGATGCTGTCGGCCGGCAGCGCCGGCAGGATCTCGCAACTATCGCCCTGATAAAGCGCGAAGCGGTCGGTCACGACCTGGTCGACGGCGGCGGTCATGATTGAAGCGCCTCGGGCAAAGGTGATGCGCCGATCGCGAGAGCCTTCGCCGCTTGCTTCGCCCGGATCTTCTTCACGATCTCCGGTCGCGAGATCCTTGCGAGCTCCCGATCACCCGCCTGGTGCAGATCGAGATCATGGGCCAAGCAATAGGCGGCCAGCGTAACCATTACCCCGCCCGCTTCCTGATCGGGCTCCCCGACCGGCCGGCCCCACACATAATCGACGAGCGTAGCGACCCGCTCGCGGTCATAGCCGCCCGATTGGAGCAGTTCTAAGACTTCCTCGAGCAGGCGATCACCGCGCTCGACGCGATCGGCGCTTATGGTCGGGCCGAAACATTCCTGCATCCAGGGCGCGACACGACCCTGAAAGTTCAGCCGCTCCTGCTCCCATGCAGCAATGGCGACCGGCACGATCTGCCGCGCGAGATCGCGCATCGCCTCCGCATAGACCCTGATCTCATATTGCGCGTGCGCATCGCAGCGCAGGGTCAGAAACTTGAGCAGGTTGAGCAGGTCGACGGTTGCGAACATATGGCTATAGGTCGCCACGGGGAGCACCGACCGAGCGAGTTCGCGCGGCCATCCCATCGTCAACAGCCGACGATATTCGATGAACGCATCCTGCATCAGCAGACGCACGTCGGCGGCTTCAGCCGACCGATCAGGCATGTTGTCGAGAATATCGCGGGCCTGTTTCGACCTAGTCGACTGCACCCCGATCATCGCCGGATCGGGAATATAATACTCCTCAGGCAGCTCCCGATAGCGCGCACTCAACTCGTTGAACGACCAAGTCCGATGGCGATGCCACTGCCGGAAGACGAAGATCGGCGCCTTGACCTCGAAGGTGAAGGTGACGGCTTCGAATGGCGTCGTGTGATGGTTGCGCCAGAGGTAGCGGATCAGGCGGGCATCGCTGCCCTCGTCCTCGCCGGCCCGCCAGGCGGCATCAAAGGAGACCCGCGCCGCGCGAGCGATGGAGAGGTCGCTCCCCATAGTGTCGACGAGACGCACGAAACCATGATCGAGCAGGTCGATCTTATCCATGAGGGGCCGCCTTTCGGTTGGCGATCTCGCGGTCGAGATACCAGCGCGCTTTCTCGAGATCCTCGATCGGCGCGCCCTTCTTCTCCGAGCGCGAGATATATTTGACGGTATTGCCGAGGTTGAAGCCGAGCCCCCAGGCCTCGATCACCTTGATCGCTTCATAGGGGTTAGCCGCCCCGCCATAGTGCGAGGGATGGTGAACAGCGTCGGTCATGGGTGCCTCCACGGCACGATTGGCTCGCTGTATGCGAGCATGAGCGGGTGCTTTGGATGGCCATCGAGGGCCGGAGATCCGATCGACAGCAGCACTTTGCCGAGCGGCTCGGCGATGTCGGTGATCGAGCGCCAGCGGTCGCGTAGGGCTTTGGGTTGCTTAGTCAGCGGTCCCCACGCGACGACGACCTGATCAGCCTCTCCGATGATCGTGCGCAGATAAAAGTCGTTTTCCGGTCCGATCGGATCATCCGCGGTCGCCAGCTTACGAACGTCCGTAGCGCGATAGGCAAACAGGTTACCGACGATGATCGAGCCCCAACCCTTCCGTTCCGCGAAGCCGAGCAGCTTGCGGATCGTGCTGTCATCATGATCAGCATCAGCTGTCGATGGGTTCACCATGATGATGGCGGTTGAAAACAGGCTGTTGCGCCGTCTATCGAGCCGGTAGCGATAACGCTCGCAATTGCTGATGACAGCCGAGCAATCGCCGAACAGATCCATCATGCCGCCTCCAACCAGCTCGGCACCTGCACCGGCGCCTCGGGTTGATATGCCGCTGTGTCGCGCACCGTGCCGCGCACCTCGGCCGCGCAGAAGTCGGCCATGTGGCGCACCATCCCGGCCGCCATCCGGTCGGCCTCCGCCTCTTTCCGCTTGATGTTGGCGACCGTCGCGCCCTCGGTCTCCGCCGCGACGACATGGCAGTTGACCGGCCGCGTCTGGCCGAACCGCCAGAAGCGTCGGACCGCCTGATAATATTGCTCGAAACTGTCGTTGAGCCCGACGAACCCGGTATCCGCGCAGACCTGCCAATTGACCCCGAACCCGGCGATGCTGGCCTTGGTGACCAGCGTACCGATCCGGCCGTCGCTGAAATCGAGGACGATCCGCTCCTTCTCCGCATCCTTGAGCCCGCCATGCAGGTTGACCGCGCCGGGGATCGCCCTGGCGATCCTCTCGGCTTCCTCGTTGAGATTGCACCACCAGACGAACGGCCGGTCGCGCGGCGTCAGCTCGATCGCCATCGCGCAACGCTCGGGCACCGACGCCCGCCGCGCCGCGAGCCGCTCCTGGAGCGTGATCGCCTCGATCGGGAACAGCAGCCCGGTGGCATATTGCGACGTTGCGCCGATCTCGACCGGCACATGATGTTCGTGCATCACCAGCGGCGGCAGGTCATAGCCCTCATTGCTGAAACCCAGGTCGCTCGGCTTGCGCAGCATCACCGCCCAGCTCGCCACCCAGCGCCAGAAATCCTCCTCGGCATGGCCTTTGAGCCGCCAGTCGCGCGTACTGCCGCCGTCATGAACGAAGAAGGTCGCGAGCATGTCGGTCACCGACATGATGCCGAGGAACTCGGCATGGTTGCCGATCTCCATCAGGTCGTTCGGGGCCGGCGTCGCCGTCGCCGCCAGGCGGAACGGGATTTGCGCGCATTCGCGGATCAGCAGCGTCCGATAATGGCCGTCGAACGATTTGAGGATGCTGCTCTCGTCGAGGATCACACCGCCGAATCCCGACAGGTCGAGCTTGTCGAGCTTCTGATAATTGACCACCATGTCGGGGATGCGGACGCCGAACTTCTCGGCCTCGCGGACGATCTGCGCCGTCACCGCCAGCGGCGCCAGATGCAGCACCCGCCGCCCGGTCTGGCACGCAACCTCCGCCGCCCACACCAGCTCCATCAGCGTCTTGCCGAGCCCGGTGCCGGCGAACAGCGCCGCCCGCCCGCGCCTGAGCGCCCACGGCACGATCGCCGCCTGATGATCCTTCATGCAGGCCGGCATCGCCCCGACCGCGCCGAGCCCGGTCGGCGGATCGACGATCGCCTTCGCCGCGAGAAATTCGGCATAGCTGCCCCGCGGGCGATCGAGCGAAGCGCTGAGGATACCCCCCATGATCAGGCCTGCTGCACGGCGGTGATCGGCAGCGCCGCCACCGGCTCATCCTGGGGAGCGGCCGATCCTGTCGACGACGCGCCTCGGGGAACCGGCCGCTTCGCCGCGTCGGCTTCGAACGCTCTGCCCCGGCGCGCAACGCGGCTCGGCAGGTCCACGGCGTCGATCGGCGGCAACGCTGGCGGCAGGCCCGCCGCCTTGCCTTCCTGCAGATGTTGCAGCGCGGGCCAATAATTCGCATGGGCGAACAGGTCGCCCCTGGCGCCTTCGAGGTCGCCGAGCGTCAGGTGCCGCGACAATTCGCGGATGAACTCCTCATATCCCATCACTGCCCTCCCGCCACAGGGATCTGCGCGAGCGCGAAGGTCGCCAGCGGGTCGGCGGCGATCTCGATCCGCGTGTGCTTCATCGGTTCGTCCGAGAAGAAGCGGATCGCGCCGTCGACCGACTGGAGCTGGTCGCTCAGATATTTCGGATTGAAGCCATAGGTCCGCTCGGGGCCGGCATAGTCGCACGCCAGTTCCTCGACCGCGTCGCCCATCTCATGGTCGCGCGCCGACAGCGTCAGCATATTGTCGGCCTGATGCCAGGTCACGAGCCGCTGCTTGCCGACGCAGATCCCGCCGACCCGCGTCACCGCCGCCGCCAGCTCGCTTGCGTCGATCTCGAGCGGCACGTCCCAGTCGGGGATCGCCTTGTCGATCGGCGGGAATTTCGCCTCCTCATAAAGCTTGGCGGTCAATATCCAGCCCGCTTGCCCGCGTGCCGTGATCCGCTTCGCGCCGATCGCGAAATCGATCGCACCGACATCCTCGTCGACGAGGCGGCGCAGCTGGTTGACGAACTTCGCCGGCAGGATCGTGCCCGGCAGCTTGGGATAGTCGGCCGCGCCTGTCCCGGCCTCCGATCCGGCAAGCTCGATAATCTGCCGTGCCATCCGGTGCTTGTCGGTCGTCGCCGCCGCGACGCGTCCCTTGTCCGGGCGATAGAGATAGATGCCGCACAAATTGTAGAATTTCTCGTCGGCGTGCATCGCGAAGCGCGTCCGGTCGATCAGCTTGCGCAGCACCGGCCCCGCCAGCGCGAACGCCTCGGCATTCTCCTCGGCCGCCAGCACCGGGAAGTCGCTCGCAGGAAGCGTGAACAGATGGATCTTCGATCGGCCCGAAGTCACCCGTAGGCGGCCGCCCTCCACTGTCTCCAGTTTGACCGGTCCGTCCGCCATCCGCTTGACGACATCGGTCAGGCCATGCGCCGGCACCGTGACCGCGCCCGGCTCGGCGGTCTCGGCCGGCACCGAGAGCACGATCTGCATGTCGAGATTGTTGGTCGTCACCGCGATCCGCCCCACCCGCTCGGCGGGCGAAGCATCGTCCGGAACGGCTGCTTCGAGCAGCACATTGCCGAGGATCGGGATCGTCTGCTTGCGCTCGACGATCGACTGCGCATGGCCAAGCGCGCCGAGCAATGCCGATTTATCTAGCGTGACTTTCATGCCAAAACTCCGCTCATCCTGAGGAGGGACTGAGCCCGTCGAAGGCCCGTCTCGAAGGGCATCAGATATTGTCCCGGATCAGCACGGCGACGACGCACATCCGGCCGTTCGCCATGTCGATCACGAACTCGTTCGAACGCGGCCCGCCGCTGAGCTTGACGACATCGGCGTGCGCAGCCACCGCCTCGCGCACCAGCGCGAACGCCTCGTCTCTCTGCCAGTCATCCATGGCCGTACCTCTTGCGAAAGGGATCGGCGCGGCCCATGCCGTGCCGATGGGGAATGAGCGGCGCACGCACCGCACGATGATCATGATCGACGTCGAGCTCGACGCCGCCGCGCTGCGCGCGCTCGGCCGTGGCGGCCTCGCCGAACACGCCTGGCGCGTCGATCACGCCGTCCGCCGCATCGTGTGCGAGCGCGGCCTCGAACAGGGCGCCAAGCTGCGGGTGACGGCGCAGGATCTCGCCGACTGAGCGGATCGGCGGCGCGCTCATACGCCGCACCCCTGGCCGACCAGCTCGCCATGCTCGCCGCCGGTGAACTCCTGCCACGGCACGAACCGCGGTTCCTGGCGAACCGCCGATCCGGGGTCGCCGGGGCACCAGAAGCCCCAGTCGCGAACCTTGGGGCCGGTCATGAACAGGCTGATGCAGCGCCCGCCTTCGGGGACGATCAGCCGGTGCGTGTCCTCCGCCTCGCGGAACAGATAATCGCCCGCCTTGCGCTCGAATCGGCCCATCTCGACCCACGGCGTCTGGCGATAGTAAATCACCTCCTGATAGCCGCCGTCGATCAGATAGCTGCGGTTCGCCCAGGGATGGTCATGTCCGGCGCGATCATCGTCGCTGCGCAGGATCTCGTGCAGATAGACATTGCACCCCTCGTTGCGCGGCACGATCCACCAGCGCCGCAAATAGGGGTTCGGCGGATCGCCGATCACATAGTCGGGCGCGCGCCCGCCCATCACCCCGGCCGCCCAGTCGCGCAGCCCGTCGAGATTCGTATAATCGAGGTTCATGCCGCAATTTCCTCCCGATCATCCTGAGGAGAGGCTGAGCCAGATGAAGCCGCGGCCTCGGCCACGGCGAAGTTCGCCCGCACCAGCGCCTCGGCCATCGGCGGGCAGACGCTGTTGCCGCACATCCTGATCTGTGCCGTCTTGGTCAGCGGCTTCCCGGCGACAATCGGGTCGATGATGTACGAGGCCGGGAAGCCCTGCGCGGCGTATAGCTCGCGCGGCGACAGCATCCGCATGCCGATATCGACGATCGCATAAGGCTCACCGTCGATATCGACCGTGACGACGCCGAAGCGATCCTTGGTCGTGACCGTGCCGATCGGCTTATCGAGGCCGTGACCGTCCTCCTCATTACCGTAATATTTGACCATGAAGGCCCGCACCTCGGCATGGTGCAGCCCGCCGGCGGTAATCGTGTCGATCGGCGCCTCGATCGGCCGCGGCTGATTGTTGTTGCGCAGCTTGATGATCGACGAGGCGACGAGACGCTGCGTGCAGCCCTTGGCGGTGATCGTCGAAACCGGCTCGCGCATGTCATGCCCGACGAGGCCGGTGTTCGCCTGCTCCATATGAGCGGCGGTGACCTGCACAACCTGTTGCTGTTTCGGGATCGAGGTCAGCGTCGATACCGGGTCGTCTACCGATCGACCGGGACGTGGCCTGCCGCCGGCGTCGCTGTTGTGCTGAGCCATGAACGCCGCGACGACCGCATGCTTGGCGCCCCCGGCGACGACCGTGCCGAGCGGCGCCTCGATATCGAGCGCGCGCGGCGCCTGGCCCTCGCGCTCGCCATAGCCTTGCTGCACCATCGTCGCGGCAACGACGCAGGCATCGGCCTTCGCGGTCGTCGTCGGATACGGCCCGTCGGGATC